TAGCGTAAATGCGTTTTGTGATACGTAATCAGCTTCGGATCTGTTTGAAAACAATGGGTAATAGAATGAACCGTCTGGTGATTCAATGTAGCGATATTGTAAAGGAACGTCGCTTACAAGACTGTTAGTCCTAACAGTGCCAACGTTAACTTGAGCGTTTTCTTTAACCATATGGCATACTAGCATATATTCTTCACTAGAGTCTATAATAAACGCACTACGTACGATTACTAACCATTCGCCGTTTTTATAGTGACTAATGGATAGTCTACCGGTGTTGTCAACACCAGCACGGAACTGGAAAGATTTACCAGGCGCTTCGTAGAAACCATTTTCAATTACAACACCGTAATCACTGTTTTCAAACGCTGCGTTTGGACCAAGCCTTACAGCAAGATCCAATACGCTGCCGAGGCTGGTTATGTTCTCAAGTAATGTAGTAGAATCGCCAGCGTCGAACTTACTGGTTTCTAACAAACCAATTGTAAACTTACGATCAAAGGCATAACCGGTGTTATCAAATTCAAAGTACTCGCCCGAGCTATTAACTGCTTGGCCTATAGTATAGAAACCATCATTAAACTGCGAACCTGAGTTAGAACCCTTTGTAGCAATACCTCCGGAGATAGTAACGTTACCAAACGTACCTATATTAGGAGTAGTTTGACCGTATTGATTAGACACAGTAGGATCGTCGGCGCCTGCGCCAACCGGTGTAACATTAAACAGTGCGTTTAGTGCGTTTATTACAGCATTAAGTGCCGTAGTCTGTGTCTGTCCATTAATCGTAACATTGTAAGGTCTAATTGAAGTGTAAAGCGCAACACCTGTGTCTGCGTCCTCTCGAATGGTAATGTTACCATCAGCATCTCCTATAGCCTTAACACTGTTTACGCCAAAACTATCACCGAGCGATGTAAGTACAGAAGTGTTAGTGTTATCACGTGTAAAGTTTACAACAGTAATAGCATCAAGTTCAATAGCGCCGCCGATTACGTTTGCTTTTTCAGTAATATATGCTGCTGCCTCTGTTGAGTCACTAAAGCTATTACCGTCTGCGTCTTGGAATTCAGTGTAAGGCACACCGTAGAATTCGTATACCGGGTTGTTGTCATCTGTGGTTCTAACGTCGTTAACAACGTCAACACGACCGCTATCATCACTGTTAACTTGTCCGCTAAGGCAAGCGTTCCAATATGCCGGCTGCGATGAGCCTACAAAGGTTACACAGTTACCGTTGTTATTTCGAACTACTCTTATCGCCATTTTTAATTATCTCCCTACTACAAATAATGTTGTTAGTGGCTGTACAAACACTGGCTGGTCTGCTCGTATTGCCGGTAATGCTCTTGCGTTTACATCTTCAACAGAAGCAAGATATGCTGTCATAACTGGACGGTTTAGGAATGTTCTTCCTGTTGTGCCTGATCCAAAGAAGATTGGTTCACCTGTAAGAGCAAATGTAAATGTTGCGTTGTCGCTTGCGTCTCTAGTTTGCCAAATAAGTCCAACTTCTACAGTTGTATTTGCAAATTGCGGTGTTAGATTAAAGTCAAATCTAAACGATGTAAAGTCGCCTGTAGTAAGTTGACTCATATTGTATGAACCCGAAGCAGCGTTATATTGTAAACTGCCTGATGTTTGTGCTTCGTTGTATGGACTAAATGAACTGTCTTCAGCAAAGTCAAACATGCTAGTTACGCCAGTTGGCATATAAGCGCCGGAGAACAATCCAACACCACGATAAGCGTCTGGTCGAGCAGTGCTTCCGTCCATAAAAAATCCATCTGGTAAGTTGTTAGCATCAGCGCCGTAAATAGCGCCAGGTGCTTCATCAGCTCCGCCTGCTCCGTTAGTCCAATACGGCTTATCGTTTGCTAACTGTCTTTCGGAACTAAAACCAAATCTCATCCATTCTTGTGTAAGTACTTGCGCAGAAGTATATTCTACGTCAGTACCGATGTCACTAACACCAGCGCTACCAGTTGTTCTATTCTCAAAACCACCGGTAAACTCGTAACCGCCTGTACCGTCGCCGATTAGGTTTTGTACGTCGTTGCCGCCTACTGTTAAGCGGCCGTCTACATCAACGTCTGACTGGAAGTTAGCAATGTTCTCAATGCGTAGTGCAGAGCTATCAGGCGTAACAATATTCGGAACTGAAAGTTGTCCGTCTACAGTAACGTCGGAAGTAAAATTAATACCGTTATTAACAGTTATATCTGATGAGTCAACGCCGCTAATCTGCGTAGTTTGTACTGTTGTAGATGTAGTAGTAGTGTTATTTACAGCACCGGTGACTTCACCAGTAATACCGTCAATAATTTGTGTACTGTCGTCGGAAAAGATAGAGCCTGTAAAGTTGCCAGAAAAGTCAGCACCGTCCACAGCAATTCCAGTTAACGCCGAGCCGTCAATCGCAGGTAGTGCACCTGTTAAAGCAGTAGCGTTAATAGTACTATTCACACCGTCTACAAGTAACGTGCTATCATCAGAAAAAACTGATCCCGACACATCACCAGTTACATCACCAGTTACATCACCAGTAAGGTTAAATGATGCTGCTGTTATATTTGATTCCCAGCTAGTGCCATTCCACGTATATGTAGTTCCGTTTACAACATACGTGTCATTCACACTTGGGCTAGAAGGAAATTCTATAGCCATTTATTACTCTCCGTTTTAAAAATTTATAGTTAAGCGCCGGTGCCACTATTTAGTGTTTTTACAAGTGTTGCTAGTCGATCAATAGCAGCACCAATAGTCGTTGGTGCTGTTCCGTTCCAGTCGCTTGCTGTTGCTGGGGTATAAGATCCTCCGCCACCGCCGACTGGTGAAGCATCTACCCAAAAGTTATCGTAACGAATTTTTAATCTACCAGTGTCTGATTCCCACCAAAGATCTCCGGATGCTGGAGTGCCTCCTGGCGCATCATCGCTAACTGTAACATTAGCATTTCCATCAGCACCACCGATACCTCCGCCAACTGGCAGCGCATCAATCCAAGTATCGTTATACCTTACTTTTAAGCGTAAACTGTCTGATTCCCACCATAAGTCTCCGATATCAGAACCAACCGGCGGATCGTCACTTACTGTAACGTTTGCGCCAGCTATCTCACCAGTATTAATAGTAGCACCGCCAATTGTAGTGCCTGTTGGCAAATCAGTCGGAGTAGTTAAAGTTAGTGTATTTTCTATAGTAACATCTGAATTAAATATAGCAGGTGGTGCAATATTAATTGCGCTACTGTCAAGCGTATCAATATTTGCTGTGTACAGTGTATTTCCTACAGTAACATCTGAATTAAATATAGCAGGCGGTATAATGTTAATTGCGCTACTGTCAAGCGTATCAATATTTGCTGTGTACAGTGTATTTATTTTAGCGTCTGTAGTAACATCAAGTACATTAGTAGTTACAGTATTGTTTAAGTAGTCTACAATTACAGTACTATCGTCGCCCAGTACATTGCCTTTAACGTCAGCAACTACCACAGGGCTAAGTGAAATACTCAGTACGCCTTCGGCGTCTGTAGTAGTGCTTATATTTGCGTCGCCTAAAATACTAAGTGTTTCGCCACCGTTAATAGTACGCTGTGTACTGTCGTCGCCGGCAATAGTAATAGCGCCATCGCCGCCTATACCGCTATCTGCACCTGCTTCCCATTCTGAGCCATTCCATTTTAGTACTTGCCCAGTACTCGGCACTGTGTTGCTTACATTGCTTAACGCTGACAACGAGTGATTAGATAGATCGCTAACTTGTCCAGTTACGTTGCCTGTGATACCGCCTGTGGCAACAATAGTATTATTAGACGAATCTACCATTACAGTACTATCGTCGCCTAATATATCACCCTTTACATCAAGGGTTAAGGTGTTACCGTCAGCAGTACTTTGGCGAGCATACAGTTCAATAAAGTTACTTTCGATCTTAGCAAAAGCAGTGCGTAGACTTTCACCGTCGCCTGCTCGTTCTGCTGAACCTATGTTAATATGTTCTTGCGTCATTCCCTCTTACCCTCAATAATTCATTAATATACTACTGATACTACCTGTCGTCCACCCGCTTACTACAGCTCTAAGCCATACAAAGTTACCAGTAAAGTTGTAGTTTACATTAGAATTCTCGCTATCGTAGCTAACACTCGATAGCGTTATTTTATTATCATTAGAAGCAGTAATAGCTCCAGTAGTGTCAACTGTAGCAATTAGCATAGTAGTCGGGTCAACTGATGAAAGTTCAACAGTAAACCAATCTTCGTCAGTGGGTTCTACGGAAAGACTACCTTGTATGGTAATCTCTCCTGAGAAATTAGTAAGGTTGATTTGCACGGTATGAAGACCGTCTGAACGACCAAAGTATCCGTCTCCTTTTACTTTGTCGCTTGTTGCAGTTTGAACTGAACTGTCCCCTGGGTGGACTTGTGATGATAAAATTGTAACACTGTTTCCTGGCATAGTGTTATTTATCTGTTTTACTTAGGAAGCAACTTGTCGAGTCTTTTTATTTCAAAGCCAAACATAGAAACTATGTTTAAAACTTTATCGTCACGTACATAAAAGTAGTATGTGCCGTAATACTGTGCTGCGTTCTTCCTTATTGCTGTTATAGTACTTGCTCCTGCACGTACATAAGTGTTATTGTTTGCTTCGAGATAAGCAGCAAGGGCAGTATCGTGTATTTTCCCCACAGTGATTTTATATTTGTATTGGTCAGCTAAACTATGATATATGGTGTTAGGCTCTACGTTGTCATTCTTTTGAACATGTAACTTATGCACACACGACAACTCTTTAGCAATATCACGAATCTTGCCTTCTTCGTTAGAGTAAAGACTAAGATTGTTTAGTTCTACTCTTGTTTTTGTGTCCGTAGCAGTTACCGTTAAGAAGTTATACAGTTTTTCGCAATCTTGGATATCTGTAGAAGTTGGCTGAAATCGACGTAGTGTCCATTTAGTTGGGTACCGCAGCGCACCACGACCTGCTTGTTCAAGAGCTTCGTCCCAGTTAGCGCTGCTATTCATGTATTGCTTAGCAAAGTCGATTGTTTCACGGGCAAGAGCACGATCTGCCGAACGAAACAAATGACCTATACAAGTTATTAGCTCAAGTTTGTATTTGTATTTGTTATAAAACAAGCCGCTTGCTATTACTTCATGTAACATTTTGTTTGCTTTCGTAAGACAAAGTGATGTGCTTGTTTGCTCCAATAGTAACTACGCCGCCTTCTTTAAGATCACCAAACAGAATTGCCTTACTAAGCGGAGTCTTAATCTTCTCATCAATAACTCGACCCAATGGACGTGCGCCCATTTCACGATGATAGCCATGCTTCATAAGATATTCTTTAGCAGCCTTATCAAGCTTTACAGTCACGCCCTTACCTTTAAGTGTAACACGTAATTCACTGATAAATTTCTCAACAATCTTACCGATTACAGATTCTTCAAGATATTTAAATGTAACAACTTTGTCAAGACGGTTTCTAAACTCTGGCGAGAAGAACTTCTTAAACGCAGCGTCTTTGTACACTTTCTGCGCAGCATCGCCAAAGCCGATTGTGTTCTTTTCACTATCAGCAGCGCCGAGGTTAGTAGTGAGAATCAGCACACAGTTAGATACATCAATCTCTTTTCCGTTGCCGCCGGAGATTTTACCGTAGTCCATTACCTGTAGCAGAATCTGACTGATGTCCGGATGTGCTTTCTCAATCTCGTCAAGCAACAGTACACAGTTAGGATGTTCTTGTAGCTTATTAATCAGCTTACCGGAACTATCACCGTAGCCCACGTAGCCCGGGGGCGAGCCAAGCAGTTTAGATACACTGTGCGATTCTTGATATTCACTCATATCAAACCGTACAAGCTCTACACCTAAGTTGTCTGCGATTTGCTTAGCAGTTTCAGTTTTGCCTGTGCCAGTTGGCCCCATAAATACAAAGCTACCAATTGGCTTGTTACGATCTTTAAGGCCTGCTTGTGCTACAAGGATCTTGTCTACAACTTGTTCAATCGCAGTGTCTTGACCGTATACATAGCTTTTAATGTTTGACTCAAGGTTAGCAAGATTTGTAGTTTCACGCTCACGAATGTTTTCGACAGGCATCTTAAGAACCTTGGCCATTTCAACTTCGATCTCAGGAGCCTTTACTACACGTTTGCCGTCGAATCCGTCAAGGAGATTAAAACGTGCGCAAGCTTGATCAATTAGGTCAATTGCTTTGTCTGGAAGCTTTTTATCATGCTGATACTTTACACTAAGCTCAACTGCACGAGTAAGTGCGTTCTTATGAATTTTAATTTTGTGATACTTTTCGTAGTACTTCTTAATACCAGTAAGAATTGATACTGTATCTTTTTCGCTCGGCTCTTCAACACTTACACGCTGGAAGCGACGCATTAATGCGCTGTCTTTTTCAAAGTGCTTGCGAAACTCAGTCCAGGTAGTACTGCCGATGACTTTAATAGTACCATTTGACAGTGCTGGTTTAAGAATGTTAGCAAGGTCATTCGACCCTTCTTGCCCGGCACCTGCGCCGCTCATCATGTGTGCTTCGTCGATATATAAAATAGCTTTATCATGCTGAGTAAGTTCACTGAGCAATGCGTCCATGCGTTCTTCGAATTCGCCTCGATAACGAGTTCCAGCAAGTAGTGTAGTAATTCTAAGACTAAACACTTCGTACTCTTCAAGGAACTTAGGAACTTCTTTGTTAACAATACGATAAGCAAGTCCCTCAGCAATGGCAGTTTTACCAACGCCTGGGTCGCCTACTAACATTACGTTGCTCTTAGCACGTCGGCCAAGCGATAAAGCAATGCTTTCGATTTCTTCAGCACGACCGATAACCGGGTCAATCTCACCATTAGCAGCCATTTCGGTCAAGTTGTCAGTATACCGTTCAAGCGAATTTGCATGCTTACCGCCTCCAGCTGCGAGGCCTTCTTCGAACATAAACTCACTGTACAAGAATTCAGCTATCTTATCTTTAGTAACACCAGCTTGTATACAGTAGTACGTAGCGAGACAGTTCTTTTCGTGAAGAAGACTTAGAATAATATCAGCTAAGCTAACTTTGTCTCGATTAGAAAACAGTGCTTGTGCGAACGACCGTTGCATTACACGCTCGACTGCTCGTGTCTTCTTTGCCTTGCACTTCACCTCGACTACAATATCGTCACACTCGTTGAGTAAATGATTCTCTAAACGATTCTTAAGACTTTCGTAGTCAATGCCTAATTCGGTTAGAGTCACTCCAAACTCTTCGACACACATGATAGCAAAGGTCAAGTGCTCAAGAGTTAGATACTCGTGCTTGAGTTTGCTTGCGTCTCTATTAGCTTTTTCAAAAGCCAATTGTACTTCTTCAGTTGTGTTTAGCATATGCTACCTTTTTGTTAATGTTCTTATAATAACACTTTTGCGCTAAAAGTCAAGTGTTCTTTGCATGAATCAAGTCACGAACGTGTGAAAGTTTTTCTATAATTTCTTCGTCGTGAAGATCAGGCATAACTGCTTCGATTTTTAATAGTACATTGCCTGCGGTTCCTGTAGTAATGTTAGGAATACCGTAGCCTGAGATATTTAGTACAGTACCGGGTTTCGTGCCTTTTCTTATGGTTACAGAAAACTCACGCCCTGTTGGTATCTTTACGGGCACCGAAGCCCCCAGCATTAAATCCAATATGTTAACAATTATTGTAGATGATATACTATCACTGGAATCTCGCTTCCAATTTGGATCTCGCTGTACTCTTATTGCTATTATCAATTTGCCAGGCGGCATATGCGGATTTGAATCGTCGCCTAAGTCGGCAAATGTTAGCTTTTGATTGTCGCGAATGCCTTTAGGAATTTTAATAGTAATGTTTTTAGTTTTGCCACTGGGTAGCTCGTAGCTAATGTCGGCATGTTTATCAGTAAACTGATCGCTAAAGTTTATAACTTGTTCAACAAGTATGTTTTGGTTATGCTGCATACGCTTATAGTAAAAGTTTTGATTAAGCCAACTGTCAAAATTATCACTTTGTTTGAACGTAAAGTCATACTGACTACGCTTAGCTTGATCTTTCAGTGTGTTGTATGCTTCTGTTATTTGCGAAAACTTTTTAGGGTCGCCGCCGCGGTCAGGATGACTATTTAATGCAAGCTTTCTGTAAGCTGATTTAATTTCATCCTGACTCGACGAGTTATCTATTCCAAGTATTGTATAGTAGTCATCCATACTAATACTTATTTGTTATCCTTGTTCTTGTTGAAATTTTCTACACCTTCTTTAGCGTAAAACGCAGCAACAATAGCAGCAACAGAAACAAAGTATGTAGGTGCTATGTCTTTAAGTAAACCACCTGCGGTTTCTAAGCCGAATAAACTTGTACCAATTATCGAAAACGGATACAGCAACATGCCAAACAAAGCAAACCATGCCATCATACGCTGAGCGTCTTGTTTCTTATCGTCGTTTTCGATTTGAATCATACGCTCAGCTTTTGCCATTTCTTCGTCTGTTACGATTCCGTCACCGTCTTCGTCGAATTGATTATAAATCGAATCCTTTTCGAGTGATTTCCCCATTTACTTTTTCGCTTCCATTTTCTTTATAGCAGCGTTGTAGTCTTCACGACTAACAATACCTTCATTTAGCAAACGTTCTCTGTTAACGGCATGTGCTGCTTGTGTATCTTCTTTTGATCCGCCGAAGTACGGCACGCAATGCCCTTCTTGAGTCATGATTTCAGTGATCATTCGTCCGTCTTGCGCAATAAAGTCGCCAAGAATTCGACCGAACTTACCTTTCATGTCTTCGCCGTGTTTGTTAACTTGAGTTTTTAGAATACACTCGTCGCCGAGTATTTGTTTTAGTCTTGCTTTAGCAGCTTCGCCAAACAAGTCTTCTACTTTATCACTTGTTCTTGACTCCGGAGTGTCAATGCCCATTATACGAACACGTTCGTCTTTTAGCATTACTCCAAACCCTAGATCAATGTCAACGTCTACTGTGTCGCCGTCAACGACTTTTACTACATATGCTCTATATTCGTACATTGTTTCCCTCCCCGAAAAATATACTTTATCTTCTAGTTTTACGCCTTCCGTACCCTACTCTTTTCATGATGACTAACCTTTCGTCATCGGTATACGTTTTCCATTTAGCAATCTCCTCTCTAGATCGCCCGCAGCCTACGCAAACACCCTCTATAATGTTACATATGCTAAGACACGGAGTAACGTACATAGTTATTCTACATTAACGTAATAGTTTTCGTATGCTGCAATTATAGCCTGCTGCTGCTGTATAATTTGCCTTGCGTTTTGATAGTTAATTGATATGTTAGCATAACCTTCATCTGATAATGAGAAAAATACAACAGGTTCACCAGACTTTTCAAGTTCAGCAAATAGTTGTTCATAGTTTTCTTCAGTAAGTAGTACCCACGACACTTCTTTTTGATCTACAGTGTCAATATCAGGCAGTGTTAGTTTTAAACGTTCTGTTGGCGCACTAGTTACTTGTATTGGAGTAACTAAGTTACCTCCGCAACCAGCAAGCGCTAGTAATACTAGAGAAGCCGCGATTACTTTAATCATTTACTTTCTCCTCTTCTACTACAGGCGGTTTCCATAACCATGGGCATTCACTGTTAAACGCAGTACCGCTTTCAGCAGCTAGCTCATCTTCAGTGAGGTCAGATCCGCTAAGAATTTCAATACACCTGTTGGCTTTTACTGTAGCACGGTTAATAATACGTTCTACTAACACTGGCTTTGCTTCGCCTAGTAGTCCTAGATCGTGTCGTTCTAGTTTTCCTATTAAGTTTTGGTTTTGCTTGCGTATTGCTGCAAACTCGTCGTTTACTTTTTGTAGTTCTTCAGTCGCAAGTTTAAAATCTCTTTGTAATACTTTGATGGTTTCTTCGTTAGTTGCTACTGCTTGTTGAAGCTTTGCTTCGTTTGCTCTTGAAATATCTAACTGCGTTTGTAAGTGATTTACATACCAAAATATTCCAAGTGCTAATGGTATTAGAGCTGCTACTATAATTAGCATTAGCTTTGCTCTTAACATTTTATAACCTTTCAGCTACTAAACAGTAACCGTTGTTTTCGATAATAAGTTTGTTACCGTATTTGGTAATATCGTAGTCACCTAGGTACTTTACCATAAAGATAACTTCGCCAAAGTCGTTGAAGTTGTACGACTCTGTTAGATTAGCGTGTACTTCGTTATGTGTAGCAAAGTCAATGACATTGAAATGAATCGGGTCAGAGTATACTTTTTTAAGTGTTAGTATATTTTCATCGATCTTAATAGTGTCAAGAAAACTCTTTTTAAAGAAATTATCTATGTTGTAATTTTCAGCTACCTTTAAATCCACACCGTATCTATCTGGATCAGCAATTACTTGCTTAGATAAGTTTTCTTCTGTAGCTGGCATGCTTTTAAAGTTTTTGTAGTATCTAAACTTGTAGTCGTTACAGTCTGTAAGTTTTTCAATGCCAGACAGTATTTCTAAAATATGATTAATAGCAGACTTGTCTCTAGCTATTTCAGAAAACACTCTGTAATGACCGTCATTTTGTTCGCCACTAGATACTGCGCTATCTAGAATAAACCGATAGCCAGCTTCTAGAAACTTCACTAGGTCGTTTGCTGCTGGTTCAGCACTTACGTCAAACGAGATAGTAACAATATTTTTATCTTCGCCCATTTTACTTGAGTAAGTGTCAATGTCGAAAGTCTTTTTTACAAGATCCTTAAGATCACCTTGCTGTAGCCCCATTTTATACTCCGCCTAATGCTAGTGGATCAGTACCGTCGAGGCCTGCCATGTCGTCAGTAGCAATATCTTCAACCGGCGGCTGTTGCCCTGCGTCCATTTGTTCAACTTCGTCTTTGTTGAAAATGTCTTGTCCGCCGTAAACGCTCTTCATTAAAGACTTAGGCATTTTAATACCTACAATATAAATCTTTTCTCTAAGAAGCTTGCCTTTTTTGGTACCAGGGCGAACATCGTCTGTGTGCTTAATCTTCTTAGGAGTTACAAAGTAACTTGTGCCTGTTTTAACTAGCACTTTATTACTGCGTAGGCGCCTGATAGCTGCCTCGTCTGGCCTTTTCTTGTCGGGCCACATAAAGTAACAAGTTACCCAATACTTACTAGCCATCGGCCCTTGTAGAAGCTCGCCGTTGTCCCAGTTGTCATAAACGTAAATATCAAAGTATTCGTCAAGAACTCTTTCAAAGTCTTTAAGAATTTGAAGAGATGTTGTACTGTTATACACTCTGTCAATGTTATTTAAAAGTCGTTCAACGTCATACATAGTTTTTATCCTCTAATAGTATTTATCAAGCAATAGCTGTATATTTCTCTTTATCGGCAGACTATAAATATTTTTGCGGGAGAGTATAGGTGCTCTGTTGCACCGCTAACAAGGAGACCTTTAATGGGTATGAAGCGTAAAGCTAAAGCAGGACCAAACTACCAAAATCACAACAGTATTGAGTTGAAACCGAGAAATCAAAAACAACATGAATACATAATACAACTAACAGATTTTAGAAAACACATTGTATTCGGAATAGGACCAGCAGGAACAGGCAAGACGCTATTAGCTGTAAAAGCAGCAATTAAATCATTTAAAGAAAAAGAAGTAGATAAAATTGTTATCACAAGACCAGTAGTAAACGTAGATGAGGACTTAGGTTTTCTACCTGGCACACTAGAAGAAAAAATGGCACCATGGACACGCCCTATATTTGATGTGTTTAGAGAGCATTTTTCCAACAAAGAAATTCATTCTATGATAAGCGAATCAGTTATTGAAATTTCACCATTGGCTTATATGCGTGGTAGAACTTTCAAAGACAGTTACATTATTGCTGATGAAATGCAGAACGCTACATCTAACCAAATGAAGATGTTGCTAACACGTATTGGCGAAAATAGTAAGATGACTGTGACTGGCGACTTAGCGCAAACAGACCGTGCTCAGGACAACGGCTTAATGGATTTCTTAGGTAAATTAAATAGTAAACACAGCGACTACATTGAAACAATTATGTTTGATCATTATGATATCGAACGTCACCCTGTAGTTGCCGACGTACTAAGAATTTACGACTAAGCACGTACTAGCACATACTTTAAGAATTCGTTGTAAGTGTATACAGTGCCTATAGATTCTATAGTATTGGAATTACCCCGTACTATTTCTATAGTTTTCAAGTAGTACGGGGAAAGCCAAATCGCTTTCCCCGATGCTGACCTAGTTGGCAACCAAGCAAACTTTCGATGCCATCTAGTTTTCCGTTGTGTATCCCAGCCCATAAACGGCATCTATATAGCCATCTCGGCTTTTATGCTAGGCATAGGGTTATAGTTTTCTAGCATATATTCAGTGGGCTTTGTTTTTAGTAGTGTTTCTAAACTATTAAACTTAGGCATTACTAGTTCGGGCAACGAGTTAGGCTCACGGGTTAGTTGTTCTGTAACTTGTTCAATATGATTGTTGTAAATGTGACAATCACCGCCGCTCCAAACAAAGTCGCCTACTTCTAGGTTACATATTTGTGCAAGCATATGAGTAAGCAAACTGTAGCTAGCAATATTAAACGGCACACCTAAAAACATATCAGCGCTACGTTGATACAACTGGCAGCTAATCTTGCCGTTAATTACTCTAAACTGTGCTAGTGTATGGCAAGGTGGTAACGCCATTTGATCAATCTTAGAAACATTCCACGCACTTAAGATATGCCTGCGTGAGTTAGGATCCGTTTGGAGGTCACTTATTAGCTTTGTAATTTGATCAATCTTATCCCATTTTCGCCATTGTACACCGTATACTGGACCTAATTGCTTTTCTGTATCTGTATTGTAATATCCAAGTGCAACACCTTGTGCGTCTGCGTTAGCGGTCCAGATAGTTGTTTTACCTATTAGCTCTTGTCTAGATTTTTCGTAGTGTATTTCAGCTAACCTACGTTCGTTACTGTTACCTTCTAAGAACCAAAGTAACTCGCTTACTACACTGCGCCACGCTAGCTTTTTAGTTGTTACAGCAGGAAAGCCTTCTTGTAGATTAAAACGCATTTGGTGGCCAAACACTGCGGTTGTACCTACGCCTGTGCGATCTTCAACAGACTCTCCGTTTTCTAATATGTGTTTAAGCGCTGCTAGATACTGATTCATTAATTATCCTTTGCGGGTATTTTTTTGTAAAATTTTATATTCAAAATTTTGTGTTGTTTCATTTATACTTACAAGCCTAGCTCCGTTTTTTACATGAAAATGGGTAGCCATTGGACTTAAAGGAGACAGGGTTACAACTCGACCAATGCCTTGATCTGCCGCATACTTTAGTACCTTGCTTATTATTTCCTTTCCTGCTCCTCGCTTTCTAGACCATACAGTATATGCGATAGCAATATTTTTTTCGTTTTTTAATTCAGCAAGCTCGCTCATAAGCTCTAGTTCTTTTACTGTATTCGGCATCTCGTTAGTAAACGCAACACAAATAATTCCTTGAATTGTATTTTCATAACATAGACCAAATATTTTTCTACCATGAGCGAGTCTCCACTCTAACGATAGCTCTGGTCGCACTGGATCTTCTGTAATATCAATTTCAGTAAGCTCAACTAGTTCTGTGCCTTTAACCCACTTGTAAAAGTTTTCAATACTATCTTTAAAAATCTTCATCATTCGTTATCTTTGCGTTCGTGCGGTTTAAGCTCGTCAGGAAGAACATACCCTAATTCTTCGTCGGCTTCTTGAGCAATAATGTCTTTTTCGTCTAACTCTGAATCTTTATTTTTCTTACTCATCGCAATTTCTTCCATTTTTCTACGTAAATGCCATCTGTTGGCTGAGCATAGTACATTGAGTACTGCTCTTCAATTATAGTACGAGGGAGGAATACGTCGCACTGATACGTACCTTGTATACGGCTAAGCCAAAATTCATCAATAATGCTTACACAGCTATTAAGCAACTGTGCTCCGCCTATAATCCAAATATCTTGTTTGTTGCCTAGTTCTATTATTTGCTTTACTGGATTAGGCTCTAAGTTTACTGCTCCTGGTGCGTCGAACGGAAAGCTACGTGATAGTACATAGTTATCACGATTGGGCAATGGTTTTACAGGCAAACTGTCCCAAGTGCGTCGCCCCATGATAACTGGCATCCCAGTAGTACAGTTTTTAAACCATTTTAAATCTGCTGAATTATGAGGCCACGGTAGGTCACCGTCTTTGCCGATTCCCCATGAATTGTCGCACGCTAAAATAGCACGTATCATTTACTTTTCCTTTCTTTCTTTCGTTTAGCTAGGAGTGTATCGATTCCTAGCTTAATGAGCAGAAAAACAAATACCGGAACTAGTGCTAATGCTAGGAAAATATCCTTTAATATAATCACTGATCGCCTTTACCTGGCTCTTCTGAAAAGTATTTCATTTTGTCTTTAACATCGTGCCAGTCGGCTGCATCAGTAGGCACATCTTCAGAGCGCACCACAGTAATGTTAGGCCACTTCTCGCTCCACTTCTGATTAAAATCTACCCATTCTTTAGCGCCGTCTGCTGAATCTGCTTGGATAGCATCAGCAGGACACTCTGGCTCACATACTCCGCAGTCGATACATTCGTCAGGATTAATTACTAGCATATTCTCGCCTTCGTAAAAGCAGTCCACAGGACAAACTTCTACACAGTCCATGTGTTTACACTTAACGCATTGATCGTTAACTATGTATGTCATATTTCATTCTTTTCCAAAACTTATCTTCGCCTTTGCTAACGTTTTCGTGCCACGCTTCGGAAGCATTCTCGTCGGCTAAATCTGTAATATACTTATAACATTCAAATGGGGTGCTTGTCAATCGACATGTTTTAGCAATACCGTATGCTTCCATGTCTACACAGTCACTTGTTAATTCGGGCTGTGCTGTTACAAAGTTATCACCTGTGCTCACGCTGTATTCATTAACATCTGATATTCTAATATCACTAGGGTGAAACTGATCAAATGGTGTTGTTCCTAAAGGCACTAACGGACGAGCGTCGATATCTCTTTGTCGGACAATACCGATCTCAAGCAAACTACCGACGTGTAACTTACTGAATGCGCCAGCAGTGCCATAGTTAATGATTTTTTCGCAGTCGTTACGAAGAGATATCATAGTAGCTACATGGGTAGCATTTACTTTACCGACTCCGGTATAGATAATAGTATACTGATCAGGATACGGATTAGATGAGAGCTCATCCTCAAGAGCTACTAAAATGTAAATCATTTTGGCTCCCAGTGCTCCGTGCATCGAGGCTCGTACATGCCCATACTGCCTACCTGTACACGATCGCCACTAGCTTTGAGTCTGTATGTTTTTGTAGCAGGCGCACCGCATTTGGTACACACTGCTGCAATCTTTTCTACAGAGTCTGACAACGCCATAAGCAATGCTACAGTTTCAAATGGCACTCCCCTGCTGTCTTGATCAAGACCAACAGCAACTACGTTAACCCCGGCACTAAGCCATTTCTCTACAACTGCTACAGTTTCTTTTGTGTCAAAAAACTGTGCCTCGTCAAGACAAATAGTATCAAAGTGCTCGGGTATTACATTATGGTCTTGATCAAACTCAGTAGTGGATTTAACACTCATGCAAGGATGACTTAGTTGGTTATGTGTAACAATTTCAGATTCGCTGTAACGATCATCTTTGCTTGGCTTGATTACTAATACTTTTTTACGCTGGTGACTGAGCCAAAGTACACGCTGTAACAGTTTACTGGTCTTGCCAGCATACATAGGGCCTACATAAACATCTAATTGTCCCCGCATGATTTAATCCTTTAGTCTTGCTAATCTAATAAGCGTAGCAGCCAGATTAATTTCAGGATCTACTACAAGGGTGTGATCGACCAAGCCCTGCTTAATAATTAGCACTGCTTGGTCTTGTTGCTGCTCATTTCCGAACAGTTCAATATTGTCGTATAACCAACGATAGATTTCTTCCATTTCTTCGGCTCGCACTGAACCACACAGCATCTTACGAGCTTCTTGGATCTTGCCTGCTTTGAACAACTCAACCATGTCAAGTTTCCAATCAGTTTCGCCGCTGTCGCCTTGCTGCGGAGTAACAAGTGTACCGTCGACAATGTTTTGCTGTACCATATTGATACACTTACGCAGATCAGGATATGTAGCCTTTACATAAGTATCAAGTACATCAAGATCAGGCACAGTGCCTTCAGTGATCAAAATCTCAGCAACACGAGCAGTAAACTCTGTTTGATCAATCTTGGCAATGTGAAAGCCTTGACAACGTGAATGAATAGCAGGAATAATTTTGTTTGGGTAGTTACACGTAAGAATAAAACGTGCGGTGCTGTGATACTCTTCCATTACTCCGCGAAGTGCTGCTTGTGCGTTTGGAGACAAATAGTCAGCCTCGTCGAGCAGTACAACCTTAAAATCACCAAACGGGATCATTTGTACAAAGTTTACAATCTTATCACGTACATCATCTACGGAGTTTGTACGACTTGCGTTAATCTCAAGAATGTCAAGCGGGTTAAGCTCAAGCTCGTTAAACAGCAGCTTAGCAAGTGTAGTCTTACCAATGCCTGCGTTACCACTAAACAGCAAATGCGGAATAGTCTTTTCTTTAATCCAAGTGTTTACTTGATTGCGCTGTGCTTCGTCACGAAACACATATCCATCTACCGTCTTAGGACGATACTTTTCTACCCATAATTCTTTCATTTTTTTCCTAAAAGCCTCTTTGCTGCGTTAATTGGATTTTTTAAGCCTTCGTATGTGCTATCAATAAATCCTATATGCTTAGTTAGCTTAGTATCTAGTGCATCTAATGTCAATTGAAGTTTTTCTATCTTTAAAGTTAGTAGTTCAATTTCTTTATTACGATCTTCCATTTACGCATTTTCCTTTAGCTGTCTGCGAGCTTCCATTGTTAGCTCTCCGAGAATATTTAGACCATCCCAGTTAGCTTGGTCTTGTGCTTTTGTGTCATCTGGCGCTAACCCGATACCCCAGATTTTATCAACAGGTGATGCTTCTGCGATAATCTTATCACCTGTTTGTAGCAGTAGATTCTTAAGTGATGGATGAGACTTAAACTTAGCAATAATACCAGGAAGTACTTTTTCTCTGCACACTGCCATCCATGCGTCAGCATCAAATTTGCGTACTTTGCGTCCGAGACTCTTTTGCTCGCCCGGGAACGTTGCGTTCATAATCTTTTGTTCAATTTCAGTATCATTAAAGAAGCGAGCCTTTTCGGCCATCATGTACTGTTCAACACAGTTATACTCAACACCTTCAATTACAAAACCAGCTGGATACCAGTTAGAAAAGATTCCGTTCCAAAACAGAATCATATCGGTGTCTTCGTATTCCCAATGTTTGTTATCCATCATTTACTACCTTTTGATATTAACTTTATAAGTGTCGTAGTTGTTTGTGCTTCCTGTATAATCATCAATAAATGATTCAGGAATGTTAGGATTATAATGCTTGAGTTCAGCAGCAGTATAAGTGTTGGGGTCTTTTACACCATACTTGTCAAGTAGATCAAGAGCCCATTCGGTGTATTCTTCGCGAGACTTAAATGACATTAAAGATCTCCGTCTTTGCGGTTTTCACTGTAGAACGCATCAAACTTACCACCAGGGTAACGTGCTTCTAGTTTACGGACGTTTTCGGCAATTACTTCATTAGGATCTTCACCAATTGCGTTTACAGCATTTACCCAGTACCACATAATGTCACCAAGCTCACGCTTCATGTGAAAAACAGTTTCTTCATCGCAGGGCTTACCTTGAAAAACCATTTTCTTTACAACTTCAGCAAACTCGCCTGCTTCACTTGCTAAGCCAATAGCACCAGTAACAAGCCGTGCGCTGTTTACTTCAGCACCGTCTTTGCCTGTTTCCATGTCAACCATACGATTGTACATATCGACAGTAGATTTAGATTCTTTGCTGGTTACTTCGTCTACAAATTCTTTGTATTTGTTTAGATCTACGATGTTAGTCATGTTAGTCCTTTATGTGTTGCTTTTAACTTTAGCTATTATAGCAAGAGCAACACATAAAGTCAACTAAAATCGCCTTCGATTCCGTTTATAGTATAAGTTTTTCCGTCGAAGCCTTGATCCATTTTTTCAATTTCGGTCATAGCTTCGCCGTTCTTTCGTTCATACGGATTGAACTTTGTTTCGTCCATTTTTTCTAACAAAGTGCGTGGGCGCCTTTCTTTGTTAGACTTTGGTTTATGCTTACTAAAAATACGCATACGCTATCCTCCCGGAGTAAAGTCTTTAGGCGTATACCATCTCTTTTGATTATGTAATCTACCTAGTAATTCTTGTATTTCGTGCATTTCTTTTTTGAGTGTAGTGCTAGTGGCTCCTTGCGCAATAGCCATACCTCTACGCCCGGCTTTTGCCATTAGCGCTGATTCTATTATTTCTATATCTCTAACTGTAAGAGTAAACTTTGTGTTAGGTTTTACCAAAATCCTAATACCTTTCCGTTGCCTGCTATAATAGCAAAACAAGTTATAATGTGTAACACAATCCAAAATGTTCGGAATGCTAGTGCTTTCTTTACGTCTGTTTGAGAGATGGGCAAGAATTCTGGTTTGTCGTTGTCATTAATGCCGATTGGCATGCCAACAGTTCTTGCCCATACTTTAAGCCAGCGTCGCTGACCACTCATTAAACAAAGTCGCTTGGGTCAACGGTCATATGCTCACCGTCGTTGTACTCAGTACCAAATAACACATCGTCTGGCTTAGTCTCACTGTAGCCAAGTATAGCAGTGTTCTCTACCATACGAATAGTGCCAGTAAAGTCTTCTGAATCAAACTCTACGCCACGAGTCCAACGACCGTGTTCAATAAGAATCCAATCACCAACTTTATAGTCGTCAGTGTTGCGTGGGCCCTTGTCAAACACACGACCCCAACGTGCGTGCACGCCGCGGCTTTTGCCGTCGTCGCTGCCTAAAATAAGTCCGCCTTTGGTCTTTTGTTCACCAAAGTCCATATCAGATACAAGTACCTTGTCGCCGATTGCTTTTACTTTAGATGTAAATGTTTTCATTTATTCCTCGTCTGGTTTTGCTTTGCCTGGGTCAGCCACTACTACTGCATCATTGTTTTTGTAGTAATCAGCTAATACTTCGTCACGGGTACGAATAATCTTACCGCCGGGACCGATTTCGTCTCCCCGTGCGTTTACTTTCATGCCTAGTCCCACTGCTGGGGTAAGTTCATTCTTTTTACGCAGCATGTCCATATCAATGACTGTGCCACGCATAGTTCTGTGTTGTGGTCTACCTTTTGATTTTTCTACCATGGTATTCTCCTTTGTATGTTACTTATCTTAAGAACTCTTTGTAGTCTAAATTATACTTAAAACTATCTACCTTGTGTACATCTAGCAAGTATAACACGTAGCTTGCGACTGAGCTACCTCTGCCTACACCCCATACGATATTATTTTCTCGCATAAAGTCTACGAGATAAATCATGTAGCGTAACAGATCCAGCATCCCGTGTTCTTCAAACTCTGCTAGTTCTTCCCATATACGATCCAACACGTCCTGCGGACACGGCGTTTTTGCTTTGCCTAGTACGTACACATGTACATTAATATCTTTGTATTTCTGAGGCATTAGCCATTCTGATTGACACACAGTGTCAAAGGTCTTTTGATCTACGTCTAACGAAATATACTTCTGTAGTTTACTCAGCCCTTGTTCTTCCATAGCAGCATTAAACTTGTCTACTTCGTCACTTGGATCGCAGAGAACTACATGACATTTATCAGCATTGCCCTGATAAATCATGTCTATTAGATCTTTATTCGTAAAACGAGGCACCCCGAGGTTGTCTGTTTTTATAAGCATAGTATTAGTTTAGTTGATGTTGATTAAGTTGTCAAGATCTTTATTGTCGTCGTCTTGTCTTTGTTGAGTTCGAACTTTTCTTTCTTCGAACTCAAGCTTATACATGTCAAGTATTGAAGCCATTTGCTCACGCACTTGAGGATTTGACGTCATAAAGTACTTTCGAGATAGATCCTCGATTTTATCTATAAGTTGCGCTTCGCTAAGATCCGAAGCCCCGTCTACAAAAGGATTCATTAGCTAGTGTACTGACCTAGGTATCTTGCGAACACAGTTACGCCGCCATTAGTAGTCCAAAGCTCAACAAACACAGGATCGTTAATGCTAGTAACTGTAAAGGTCGACGGCCAACTAGAATCTTTCTTAATAGTACCGCCGTTACCTGCTATCCAGCTAATTGTTCTTTCAGTACCGTCGCCGGTAATCTGTAGCTTTAGCTTGCCGTGCTTTGGCGAAGTAGGCCAGTCAATGAGCGTTAGTGTAATGTCTGCGCTTGCCTGTAACAATTGATACGGAGCAAACTCCCAGTCAACGTCAAGGTCATTAGATATAGCACCGTAGCTATAAACTGTTTCGGTGAAGTTTTCTTGCTGAAAGTTAGTAAGCTTATTGCCAGCGAAGTTGTTATCGCCGTTGGTCTTAGCTGTGTTAGTCTGCAAGTCTTCGATTTCACTCTTAGCTGCGACTAAGCTATTTTTTGTAAGGTTAAAGTTATCTCTAAACCCTTGGCTATTATTATCTTGCCCTGCGACAGGAAAGTTAGCATCAATGTTATCTGCGGTAATGTTACTGGCCATTTTTTGTCTCCGTAATATTTATCTTGTTAGACTACATACTCTTTATTTTGGAACACTAGATACTGATCATCTGCGTTCGACTCTGCGTTGTCGATTACTACTCGATCAATATCAAGCTCAAACTGTTTAAAGTTTATTTTTTGATTTTCGATCTTTTCTTTAATTAGTGTACTGCCTCCTGGCTTACAATAACAAAGTACTAAAGCAGGCACATAACCTATTTCCGCAATAGTAGTCTGTGGTGTTTGCATCCATAGTGGCAAGAAGTCTTTCTCAGTTTCACCTATTTTAAGTATTTCTTCTCTTATGTTAGTAATACTGGATATAGTTTTTTTGTTTTTATAGATACCGTCGGTGGTGTAAAGATCCATGTCTACAGTAACTACATTTGGATTACTAGGGCGTAGTTCATAGTTTGTACTAGAGCCAATTGTTTGTAAGCTAACTTCTAATATGTTGCCCAATCGAGTATACACAAAAAGTTGATGTGCTAGTAAATACTGTAATACACCGTTGTCTCTAGTTTCTATATCTAAGCTACTAGTAAAGTCAACAACAATATCGCCTTGTTCTTTAGTAGTGACTACTAGTTCATATGGGTCGCTATCGTATGTTTCGTCAGTAACGTCATAGTGACTGCTGTTGACTAACAAAGGCGTGTGGTCCTGATGTGTGTAAGACTTGCGTGTTTTGCGGTTAATCAACGTATCGTTTGGATCAACTAGGTCTAAGTATACAACTTCGTAAATAACGTTTTGTGTACCAGGCTCTTTGGCTACTGCGGTTCTTAGCTCGCCTATGCTGTATGTCTTACGCTTACCGTACAAATTTGCTGCTGCTACATAGTAGCGCATGTTCTTAGTTTCAATACCAGCGTACAACAGAACTGTAAGGTCGTATTGTATACCAAAGTTAGTATCATTTTGTCGGTACAGTTGCTCTGGTAAGAATATTTGAGGGTCGCCTATAATATCTCTAAATGTGTCACGCTGCTTTCTTGTTAGCATTGGCTTTAGATGTAGGTTACTAAATTCTTTGTTGTTTGGATCGTCTACTACTAGTGTAAACGTGCGTGTAGTTATACTGTACCCAAAATGATCCTTAACTTCTACAGTGAATTCAAACTGTCTGTCCATGCGAGTCGTATTAGCGTCGAACTTTGTAGCACCGTTATCGAAAACAGTAAGCCCTTGCTCGCTTGTATTGCCAAAGCTTTTTACAGTACCGATAAGTTCGCCGCTAAAATCAAGACGCATCCCAGGAGGAAGGCTCCCTGATTGTACACGGTATACTAATGTAGCGTTTGGAACAGAAGTGGATGCTTGTATTCTCTTTGTGCTTGTATAGTTTGCGCTCACGCTACCAAGATTGCCGCTAGTTATCCAGGTAATTTCACTGTTTACTTCGCCTAATAAATTAACAGTAAATGTTTTTGTACTTTTAGCTTCTTCTGCTTCTGTTAAGTCAAAGATACCTAAGTTAATGCCGGTGCCCTTTGGCATAACTGTGCGTGTGCCGTAAGTAAGGGTGATCAGATCATAGTCTGCATGGCTTAGGTCAGCTAACAGAATTTTGTAAGTGTTACCTTCAACTGTAAATGTTCTGCCTATAAGATCAGTAGCAGTAACTTTTTCAGTTTTACTAATTTTTAGAGTAGCGCTGTTTAGTGCTGCTGCTTCTTCTGTCTTCTGTTGTAGCTCTACACGTTCTGAGTCAAAGCTTACTCGTATGGCAGATACAGTAAACTTGTAAGTCTCAGTGATATCTTTTTGGTACGGAGTACGTCCTACGATGTAACCATTACGGAAGTCAAGTCCTAAGCCGGGCGGTAGTACACTGTCTGTACCGTCGTCGTTAATTTCTTCCATACGATACCAAACAAGCCCGCTAATTGTGCTGTTGTTGATTACTTGTAACGGAAGTGAAATATAGTTGTTTGCTCTACGGTAACCAAAGTCGCCCGGTGTAAGCCAAATTGGCCTACGCAGCTTAGAAGCATCAGCAGTAAACGTGCCAGTGCCAGCCTGCATTGTAGTAATGTCGGCAGTAAAGAAATCGTCACCTACTACAAATATTCTAAATGTTCTTGGTATTACGCTCTCGCCGTCGGTTACATCAACTGTAAACTGATAGTATCTGTTTAGTTTTTTTGGTGTACGTGTGTTTACAGAAATATCATACTTAACTAAGTCGTAGTAGTAACTGTCGTAACCGTTAGTTGAATTGGCAATAGCACTGTACCAGTCGTAACCAGTACCGGCACCGTAATCATAAGGCGCAGCATCGTACCCGCCTTTGATGCTCTTTTCAATTGCTAGTATAGGATCAACTATTCCTTGAATTTTACCATCGTGCGTTAGCGCCAAGCCTGGAGGTATTTGTCCACTTTTTAAACTGTAGCGCAACACCTGCCCTGCCTTAATATCGTCGTCTTCGACTACTAGTTGAAAATCAACGTAAGAGTTGTCTAGCACAAAGTATTGATCGTTGGCGCCAGCAGGTAATAAATCTTCTGGAGTTTTCCATACAGGTAAGTCAGATCCTACTACAACAATATTAAATGTACGGTCAAATGTATGACCGTTGTATGTAGCTCTTAGTACAAATCTAACTTTAGTCTCTATCGGTACTTCAATCGGCGTGCCTGTAATTTGATTACCATTTACTCTAAGACCAGAAGGTAGCTTACCGCTAATAACTTCAACTTGGATTGCCGTAGAGTCAACACTATCTATTAACGGAAGGTCGATCGCAACAACATCGTTTTCATTTACAGTAGCAATAGTATTGCCTGATTTCTTAGTCCAGATTTGTTCAGCTTGCATCATATACTCCTATTGTATTTATTAGGATACGATGCTTCCAAAGTCGCTGTTTAAAGATCCAGGAGAAGTAAATGTACCGTAGTCTAGGTTTAACGTTGCTATTACATATTCTTGGTTAGTGGTAACTTGATAGACAATACCGCCAAGGTTTAGATCTTCAAACGAGCTTGTAATACTAATGCCGTTTACTGTGCCAACTAAGTTACCAGTAAATGTAGAAGCAGTTATGCCGGCGACGTTTGTAATACTAAAGTTACTAGCATCTAAGTTGCCGCCTAGTGTAGGAGCAGTATCAAGAGCAACTAGCCCAGTTGGGTCTAGGGATATTTGAATATCATTGCTCGAAATACCAGCATTAACATTGCCAACACCCTTGATCCCAAACGACTTACTAGAGCCGCTGATGTTAACACTGTCACTATCAGCTTGAATAGTGAAGTTTTCATTGCTGTTAATTGTTATTTCGTTATCAGTAGTGCTTAGCGCTATATTAGAGCCTGCTACTAAAGATTTAAAATACAATATGTTATTTTCTTTGCTGTAAAACACACCCGAGCCACTGCCCAAGTTTTCAACACTATTAGTAAACGAAAAACGATCATCAAGATTAAGAAAGTTTTGATTTACCTTTTCAAACGCAACACGTAAGTTATCGCCAGTACCGTCGTTTGCGATTGTGCCTATGTTAATTGATTGTACTGCCATTTATCTCTCCGTTAAACTATTGCGCTTAGTGCTGCTTTTTTCCAGCCGCTTGCTGTTTTAATATATATAAAGCTATCGTCGTATCTTATTTCACCAGTATTACCTGGGTCTGCGTTTGCTGTAGGAGCTGAGTCAGTAGTAGCTTCTATTTTACCTGTAACTGTAGTGGCTGTTATTACGTTAAACTTATTAGACCCAGATCCAATATTGTGTACGCCGTTGTTATTTGGAATAACGTTGCCACGCACAGTACCGTCGAGGTTTACAGCAGCTAGCAAACTGTCGATCATTACAGTGCTGTCGTCGGCAAATACACTACCAACTAAGTCACCGGTGTTATTTACATCAACAGTAATAACACCAGTCTGTAGATCACTTGCTGTTATATAACCTGCGTCGTTAACAAGCAAACTGTTATTAGAACCAGTTGTTAGCGCATCAGTAATACCGTATCCAGCAAGCGTAGTAGGCTTGCTTGTTAAGCTAGCAAACGACACTGTTGTTAAATAGCCTGCGTCGTTTGTTAGCACACTTACGTTAGCACCCGACGAAACTGCGTTAATATCGTTTGTAAAGTCGCTTAGCGCAGTAGGGAGGTTATTAAGGTCTGTGTAGTTAGCAGTAGTTGCCACGTTCTTAATAGTTGCGCCGCCTATAGTAGCAGAGTCAGCAACAACACTAGGCGCTGTTACAGTGCCAGTAGCTGTTATGTTTGATACGCTGCTTATACTGCTTCCTGTAAGATTAAGGTTATCCCCTGACGGGAGTTCCTTAATTTTATTTGAATCAGTTGAGTCAACTATTAGTGGATATCTGTTAGCCATATTACGCTCTCTTTTATATATTTATTACTTGCCGACCAGTGTTTCAACTACACCTTTGTCGTTATCGATCTTATCTTCAATTGCTTTACCAATTACACTTCCGACTTTAGGGTCGTTGTCGACTATAGCATAACCAGGAACCGCACTAGCAACTAACATATCACCTTTGCGCACTTGACCAATTACGTTCACCGGAACACGTCCTACGAGCGCAACACAAGCAGCAATGCCTGGGCAGTCTTGATTCATAGTAAACGCAGCATTGTTAGAAACTACGCCGGCAACTCTTGTGGATCGATGCTCAGTACAGCCTGTAACTTCTTTCTCGCCGCCAAAGACAAGCACAGTGCCCACTTCGTAAATGTGGTCTGCTTCGTAGTATTCTGCGATATCAGCATAAGTAGCTTCAAATCTAGAACCAGTTGTTAAGCTCCAGTTACCAGTTATAGTGCCAGCAGTGCCACTTGCGCCTGTTGTAATTGTATTAGTCTTTACGTAAGAACCAGCAGCAACTTCTAGTCCGCTGTCGTTAATTACAACTTTAACATTACCGTTGGACACAGCAACAATAGAATCAGCAGCAGACTCAGCAAACCCGCCACCGGCTCCTAAGCCAATACCAGTGCTCGTAGCGTCTTTTTCGGTAGCTGCTTCTAAGAAGTTTGTGTAAATCCAAGTCGACGCTAGCTTACTTGTGTTTGCGCTGTAGCTACTAGCATCTTGGAATGTACTGTTGTTTACGTTAGCAATGTCGCCTACTTGAACTGCGCCGCCTGTTTCTAGTACAGGGTTACTAGCACCTTCGCCTCTTAGTAGCACGCCGCCTGCTGTAGTTTTAAGTACAGTATCAGTACCGTCTACATCAAGTATCTGACTACCGTCAATCTGATAAGCAGTAGCATCTACTTCGCCTGCTGTTGAACGCTTAACTATAGAGTTGTTAGACGTTGTAGCAGACAAGTTAGTTAAGCCGTATGACCCAGCAGCAACTTGTGTTAACACTTTTGAACCAGTGTTGTCAGTAGTAAAGTCTGCGTCTACAACAGCACCACCTGCGCTAATTAAACTACTAATTAGAATCTCTTCAACATTACCTGTGCCAGCAGTTGTTCTACCAAGAACAGTGTTTGTAGCAATTTGTTCAAGGTCTGTTTTAGCTATGCTGTTAGCGATAATATCAACAGCACCCGAAGTTACTGTAAAGTGCGAGCTGCTAAAGCTAGCAATACCCTTAGCGCTTGTAGTAGCATCATCAAGAGCAAGTTTGCTTTGCGCAATAGCAGCACTAGCATTTACATCAGTGTTAACAATAGAACCTGCTGTAATAGCACTTGTAATAGCGTTAGCGCCTGTGCGTGTAAGTGTTACGTCACCTGTAACAGCAGCATCTTCCCAAGCACTACCGTTATATACCAGGAGGTCGCTTGTAGCCGCAGAACTAATGCTAGTGTCAGCTAGTTCGCTAATGCTATCAAACTCTGCTACTTTAGAGTTAACGTATGCTACGTTAGCAGCATCAGTACTAACACCACTGTTTGTAGCAAGGTTAGTAATACGGAAGCTACTACCCATATTAAGGTTACCTGCCATAGTAGTGTTACCTTCAAGGTCAAGGTAACCTGGCCCTAGCTTCTCACCGCCGGAAATAACCGATCCAGATTCGTCTAGGTGTAAACGTCTATCGATGTATGTCTTTACAGCTTTCTCAGTTGGCACAGCACTATCGGATACACCGCTCATACTTGTATCAGTTGAGAATTCATTAATTGTTGTACCTGAACTAAATCCAAGACTCACAGCGTTGGAAATACCAACACCGCCTTCAATAGTAGTGTCGCCTGTTGCTTGGTCTACGTTAAAGAACTGTCCTACACGGAACACGCCGTATTGGTCAGTACTTGTCCAGAACACTCTACCTTGTCCACGTTCCCAAACTTCAGCAGTAGTAGCAGCCGGAGAATCAGTAAACGCTGTGGGATCTTGTGTGTTCTCAGGATCGCCAAGAATATCGTTTGGATAGTTAGTTTCGTTAAACGAGCCTGCGCCTACACTTTTGAACACTGTGTTTGTAGCACGAATAATTGCTGTGTTTTCAACTACGCTTGCGTCAGCGCCAGTTGGAACACCTGCGAATAATTTTCTTGTAGTTGTAATCGCAGTGTTTAAACCAGCAGCCTGCGGCGATGGATTAATATTAGAGCCACTTACACTTGAGTCGCTTACATTAAATTCAACATAAGCAAAGTTGTTTACAGTAACAGTAGTTGGAACAACACTGGAAATAGTGTTTGTTGTATCAAACGTTCCGGTTACATCATAAACATGTACAGTCGTTCCGCTTGACACAGTCTTTAGTGCTGTACCAGTAGCACCTGATACAGCTTGTGTTACAGTATCGCCAGCGGTAAACGAAACAGCGCTTGTCATTTCTAGCGTAGTTACATTCTTGTAAGTTGTAATGTAATGACTTTTTCCTGCGTGAGCAAATATCTTACCGACAACTCTTGTGCTATCTAAGAACGGAGCAGCGCCGCCTGCTAGTACTTCGATTGCTAATTTTGTGTCGTTAGCAGTGCTACCAAAGCCGTTGCCGTTGTGTGTAGTGTTAGGAGTAAGCTCGATGTACTTATAGTCTGCATCGAATGTTGCTCGCACACGGTTAGCAGATAAAGCGTTTCCGTAGTTGTCAGTGGTAGCAAACGCAGTTGCTTTGTAACCAACGTCCGCAGACTCGTCATACGTTATAGTTGTATTTGGCCTTGGGTTAAGTGTACCTGCTGCTGCCACGTTATCGTAAAGGAATTGCGTACCGCTTCGAATCTCAACAATAGTATCGTCGGTAACAGCCTGTTGTAGCGTACCGTAGAAATCAGTAGTAGACGAATTCTCAGCAACAAATTGTAGTTGATAAACATTTACGTTTAGCACAGTTGGCGATGGTGCCGGTGTAGGACTTGCTGCGGTAACATCAGTTACAGATGTGATACGATAGTTAAGTGTACCTGCTGTACTGTGATCAATAGTTATAATGCCACCCTGCATCGGTGCTACAGCACAATCATATACAGCAAGAGAGCCGTCGCCTGAGCCGCCAGTGTAGCTAGCATCAACATAAGCCTTAGCAGCTTGTGTAGAGTTACTAATTAGATCTACATCATCTGGAATTTCGTTTGGATCTGCGCCATCTGCTACAAGACCAAACTTACCAAAGTTTACTGTAGAGTTAGAAACTTTAATGTCAGTACCGTCAGCGGCGTAAAACGCAGATTGAGTGTAAGTACTTTCAATGCCAGTGGCAGTAATCTGTGCGCCGTTGGCACCAGCAATACCGTATGCTAAATCGTTGCTTTGAGCAAAGTTGCTAATTTCAATACTACGACTACCGCCACTTTGTATATAAGTGTCAACGTCAACAGATCCTGTGTAGCCGTTGCTACTGTTTGCGCTAGCGTCTAAGTAAACAATACAACGACCAAGATCCTGATCGTAGTTGCTAATAGCGTTAACCTGATAGCGTACACCGCCCACATAGAATACAGCAGGAACCTGTGGTTCTTTTAGTTTTAAGCCTTGTGTGCTTAGGCTTGTGCTATCCCCGATAACGTCAACATCTTCGCTTTCGACCCAAAGAGTAAATGCGTTAAGACTTACAGTACCACGTACTCCGTCGTCGAACGTACCTGAGTTGCCTCTAATCTTAACTGGAATATTACCAGTATACGCATCAGCAAAAGCACCACCAGCAAACAGTTTTGTGTTTGTGCTTTGTGTTACACTAGAGCTGTTGGCAATGTACGGTGCTTTAGTTAGTACTTGCCCATGTGGGTCAAGAACCATAGCAAACGACTTGTGTCCTTGTACTGTAATATTTTCTACAGTAGACGCATCGTTTAGCAAGAACACATCAATATCGCAGTTGCGTAGCGGTGGATTGTAGTCAATGCTGAATACAAAGTTAATTTTACTAGTTAAGTTTGTTATAACTGTGGCAGTACCGCCTTCGCCACTGCCTAAGCTTAGATTTGGCTTAACAATATTTGTTACTGCGCTATTACCTGCAGTGTAGCTACTGTCTGTGTAAACCGGAGCAGTAGCAGTTAATAAGTTACTAGCTAATACAGCTACGTTGTCAATAGCAGCTTCTACAGCTACTTCAGTGGAACTATCACCAAAGCGGCTTAGGTAGTCTGTGTTTCCTACTTCGTGGTATGAACCTTGAACTACAAGACTGTGCGCATCGCCGCCGTCACGTAGATCATTAGCAAGAGCGTCAACAAGTGTTCTAAAGTCTGTTCTGTAAGATTCAGCATTGTATGTAACACTGCTGTAATTTGTGTCTAAGAAACGTAGTGATTCTTCAACAATGTATTCTTTGTTTTCTAATAGAATGTTTGCTGCGGTTGTATAGCTACCTGTGTTAGCAATTACAGAGCCTGTGTTTTTTGGTCTATCAGCACGGTATAAGTAGTGACGTCCTACTTTACCTTTTTCGTTACCTTGCTGGTCGTTAACAGCAACACCTTCATTAACAATAGTAAGTCCATCAAACTCGTTGTCTCTGTAGAAGTATGTGCCAGCGTGTGAGCTTTGAGAAACACCGTTACGTGGCTTGATAACAGTTCTACGGAACTCGCTACCAATTACACTGGTGTTTGCTGGAATCTTAATCGGAAAGTCTTCTTCAAACACTCCGCCTTCGACTTGTATAGTTACCTGCTTGGTAACAGTTTTATAGCCGTATTCAACTTCTTCGTCTACAATAAAGTCTAAAGGAGATAGCATATTAACATAGAAGTCAGTAAAGCCTGGGGTTGCGTTGTTTTCAAAGCTTGTAATTTGTCCAACAGCGCCGCTGGTTTTACCACGTACTATTTTACTTGGAAGTGCGTCAACATTATCGGAATCAGTTTGGTCAAGTTGTCCACTGTTATTTACAAGTCTAATCTTATACTTCTCGCCGTGTACAACTTCCTGTCCTGCAGCTGGCCCTGTTGTCCATACATTCTTTACAAGGTCCTTTAGTGTTTCTAAAGACGTTGCTACAGTTGTTTCGGTGCTATTTACATTAGACCCAGTAGTATCTTGCTGGTAGTACTGCTGATAGCGTAGTGCAGACTTAGCATTGCCGTCGTTAGTGAAGTCAGTGTATCCGCTGTTATCAAACAGTGTAGTTAGTGTGCTATCAGTGTACAGTTCAAATGTACTTACTGTTACTACTTTTGCGTAAGCAAACTGACCATTGATCTCAGTCATGCCTGCTACGTTAGTAAATTTAACAAGGTTGCCGTCTACTAAACCGTGATTAGTTGTAGTCGTTACAACAGCAGCAACATTACTGCTTTTCTTTGTAATACTAGAAACTGTCTTTTCTTGGAAGCCACGATTTTCAAAAATACTATCGTTAATGATATCATACAGCTTATCAACAGCAGCATTATTCTCAGTTAAGAACTGCTTAATTTTAACACGACTGTTTACTTCGCTATAGAACTTTTGAGCAAAGCGCTTAGTAAGTGTGTTTGCATTTGTGCCGCGGTTGAGGTCAAAGCGGAAGCTTTCAATTAGGTTACCGTAGTCCTGATCAAACTCTCTTTCGTCGAACAAATAACTAGGGTATGTAAACTGAACAAAGCCTTTAAGTTCTTCAACCAGGTATTCTTTGTTGTCTTTGATTTTGTCATCAGCATTTGGTGCCTGCGCAGTGGCTACACTAGCAGACGACACTGTGCTGTTAACTGTAAAGTTAGTGTGCGTTAGTGTCTGTACGTATGGTCCTGTTGTTTCTTGTGCGTTGCTCACAAGCTCAGCAGCGTGTTCAGCAGCAGCGCCTAGTGTCTTAAATGCGTAAGACAAGCTAGCGCCTTCTTTACCGGCAGGAGTATTAGTTTGCAGATCAGTGCCCAGCGGGCTAACGTAGATTACACTGCTACTTGACGTAGCTTTGTTATCGACGTAGAACTTGCTAGCAGCTTGTAGATCTGCTGTGCCGTTAGGAGTGCCAGAACCAGCAAGCTCGCCTGGGTGATCATTTAGGTATAGCGCACCAGTCATAGTGTCGCCTTGGCGTCTTACAACCGCATCACGTGGTAACGGTTGATTGTTAAGCCAGTTGCCAGCTAAGTTAGCATCGTAAGCAGCATCAGTAAGTGTATGAGAATCTTCGCTAGCAACAGTGGTGTTACCGATTAGAATCTTATTGGTTAGCGCAGTTGCGCTAAGAGACTTTGCGTCTGATTCTGTAGCAAACAACGCAAGCTCGTTATCGTTAACATAGCGAACATAGTACGTGGTACCGTCTACTAAGTTAGTAGGTGCGGTAAATGTAACGTCAAGTACAAATGGCTGTCCGTTCTGTTGACTTGTAATACCGTGACCTGCAATGTACGCATTATTGTTTTGATATTGAGTAACAGTTAATACATGATCACTAGCACTTGGTTCTGTAGTGCTAATTCTATGTTCTAAATCTTTCGGAGCATAACGCTGGTCAAGATACTTTCTAGGAGCAACTAGATCGTCGGCAGTGTAAGTAGTGCTATTACCAGGCAGTGCGTTAATCGCATCAGCCGCAGCATCACTTATCTCAACCCCGCCTATAGCAAAGCCATTTGCGTTAAGATGATTGCCCAGTGTAGGAGAAACTGTGTCGTCTTCTAACTGTCCGAACGTAGTAGTTAAAATAACCTTACCTGGTACACTCAGTGTATCGATTTGAATAGTATTTGCGTCGTTGCTGTCTAGTGCATTATCAGAAGCAAATTCTGAAAATGTAACAGCAGTGCCTGCGTTGTTAACTATAAGAATCTTATTTGCTTCTAGTGTATCAGGAACATCACTCATGTTAGTGATGCTGATCTGGCCACCTAAACCAAATACTGCGTAAAGCTCTTGGAAGTTTTCGTTACTCTTACGAAAACTTTCTCTAATGCTATCGCCAGTACCGTCGTTACCTTCAATACCGATGTCTACTACTTGTCTTGACATTTTTGTCTCCGATTAATTCATTGCTTCTAAGTCGAAATCTACACTAGTGCCGCATCCGCACGCTGCTTTTGCGTTAGGGTTGATAATTTTAAACATCTGACCAAACGCCGCAGTTTCGTAGTCTATTTCAGTTCCTACTAAAAACATAATGCTTGTAGGATCTACTACTAGTTTCCCAGTATTAGCCTCAACAACTTCACTACCTGCTTCGATCTGATTATTGTCAATCACATCCCACTTATACTCAAAACCAGCACAACCTCCACCTTTAATACTAAGACTTACAGCCGTATTGCCGGAGCTTAGTTCATCGATTTTTTTCTTTGCGTTGTCTGTTAAAGACAAGATGTTCATTGTGTTACATTCCTCGTTACTGTATTTATTTGATTCTGCTGATTGTTAACCGTGCGGTTTAATTTTTGTATTTGCTTTTCTAAGTTAGAAACAGTAGCAGTAAGCTCTGCTACTTTTTGTTCTAGTGTTTCTACATAACGTTGCGACGGAACAGATTGTTCACTGCCATCTTCAGCAATAACTGTATGACTATTGAGGCCGTGTGCTCGAAGTCCGCCCATAACTCTATTAGGATTTTTACTAACAGAGTTAGACGAAGTGCTATACATCTGTCGCAGTAATTGATTGTCCATATTGAATCCTTTTTCTTTTGATACTGTATTTACCGAACATATATACTGTATGTATAAAATTTTAATTGCTAGTTTGTCACTACTTGTTGCCAGCGTTGCAGGCGCAGTTGACCGAGAACTCGAAGAAAAAGTAATGCTCGAGAATATAGAATGGCTGGCAGAAGAGTCGTCAAACCTTGAATACAACGGTGAACCATTGCCTGCTATTGTTTATGCTACGCAAGATCAACTAAGTGCCTATTTTTACGGACTTGATAAGTGGGTACAAAACCAAGAAGATCTAGTACCAGTTGAAGGTATATTTCGAAGCGAAGGAGAAGGTACTATCTTTTTGCTCGACGATTTTGACTGGGAAAGTAACGAGCACCTCGACGTGATAGTGCACGAGTTAGTGCATTATCTACAGTACATTAACGACATAAGTTACGACTGCTCCATCGCTGCTGAGCTAGATGCTTACAAGTATCAAACATACTGGATGATGGGTAACCCATCATCAAAGCCTATGCCATCTTACTTAATGGCAATTTGGATATTTGAAACATGTTTACTCGAAGCTATGGAAGCCGAAGACGAAGCCGCAGCAGCTATAGAAGACTAACCAAGTCTTCAACAGCGAGATTCTTCATCTTACTTTCGCACATGATATCTGCGTGTTCTAAGAAGCTCAGTGCCCATTGATTACATGCTACGTTTTTGTAGTAGTCACTGTGAGCACGGAGCTTTTGCTTTTTGTAGCCTTGCTCCATAAGCAGTTGTAGATCAGGCAGTGTATTAGGATCAATAGACTCAATGTATTCTTCACGACTCACACTGTAGTGAATAGCAGGGCGTTGACCACGCCAGCTGTCGACCACACGTTTAACACGATCGTCATCAGCTTGAATGTATTCGCCGCCACTACGAATGTAATGATGATGGATGTCAAGAACGAGCGCAACATGCTTCTCAAGTTCTAGTGAAGCATCGAGGCCCCAAGAGTTCTCGTCGTTCTCGATA